TTGGTTTTGACCAAACAAATATCAAAATGTTTGCTAAGGGAGGAATAAGTAATCGACCAGCAATCTTCGGTGAAGCTGGCCCTGAAGCTGCTGTCCCTCTTCCTGATGGTCGTTCTATTCCAGTCACGCTTGATAAGAGCATTGAACAGGCCATAGAGCGAATGGCAATACGAGTAGTTGCTGCCGTACAAGGCACGACTCAAGCTGTAAACGATTCAAGCAATGATGCTCAATCATCAGCTAATCGCGTGCAGGCTGTGAGATGAGTGTTAGTGATGCGGAATATCAAACGTGGTTAAAAGATGATAATCAAGAACGGGCTGTACTTGTAGAGGCTAAATACTACGATAGCAGCGAAAAGACTCGATATATGTCTACGCACTCTTTTATATCATTACCAACTGATACGCCAGCTAATACGGTTTATGATGATTTTATTGTTTCAGTGCCATCCATTCAAAGCCAAGTAGGAATGGCCTTTGGGGTTGGCGATATTGATTTAGTAAATGATGGCGAGCTAGATGCTTGGTTAAATGATGCGTGGGATGGTCGAGGATTGACCATGTTGATTGGAGATCCAACATGGGCTAGAGATGATTTTAGGCAAATAGCATCATTAGTGACAGAAGCATTTGAAGTTGTTAATAACGACAAAATGAGACTGAGAGTAAGAGATAAGCGCGAAAAATTAAACATCAACACTCAGAATATTTATTACACCAGCGGTGAGGCGTTTGGAAAGCCTATACCAATTACCGTTGGTCAGGTTTTTAATATTACACCTGTTTTAATAAACGCTTCCACTCACCAATATCAGGTTCACGATGGAGAAATAAACGCCATCACACAAGTGCGGGATAATGGCGTGTCTGTTAGTTTCACGGCCAGCCTTTCATCCGGTAAATTTGTTCTGAGTAGCCAACCATCCGGCGTTATAACTTGTGATGTACAGGGCGCTAAAGATTCAGGCGTATATCTTACAAAGATAGGTGACATTGTTCAATACCTATCCAAACGTCAAGCCTTAGTAGCGGCTGATATAGATACTGCATCCATTAGTAGTTTTAATACTACCGTACCTTATACCGTTGGCCTTTATATCGCCTCGCGGCAAAACTTAATCAGCGTAATAGATAAACTGATGAAGTCTGTGGGTGCTTACTGGCTGTTTAACCGAGCCGGAAAGATGGTTTTGTGGCAACTAAATAACCTGACTAATAACCCTTCCGCTTACTTTGATGCTGATGATGTTTTAGACAATACCTTTAAATTTATATCCAGCAATTTACCTTATGCCAGAGCCGCTATTGGCTATCAAAAAAACTTTAGCAAGCAAACAAATATAGCTGGATCAGTTAATGAAGCAAACAGAAATTTATACCAAGGCGATAATCTTATTTCAACCGCAGACAATTCATCCATTGTCACTGCTCATCCATTGGCTGTTAAACCTGAACCGCTAGACACTTTTATTGCAGGCCTTGCAAATGCAAACACAGAATCGGCTCGTGTTTTAGCTTTAAACAATGCTGTGAGGTTTGTTTATGAAGCTACTTTTTCGACCGGCCCTTTTGAGATCAAATTAGGAGATGAGATCTCTGTTTTTTATCCTAGATTTGGTTTTGAGAACGGAAAAAATGTGATTGTTGTAGGGCTTGATGAACAGCCATCGTCTAACAAAATTAAAGTGAGATTTACCCTATGAGTAATTTGAGAATCGTATGGGCTATCCCATCAGATAAGGCTGCTTTGACTGCATCACCGGCACTGGTTTCAACTCTACCTGTTACCAATTTACAAGACCCAACAAGAGCGCGAATAGCACGAACCACATCCCTTGCTCAACAGCAAATTTTAGGCAACCTTACCTCGCTTCAAATAGTGAACAGCCTAGTTCTGTGGAGACATAACCTATCTGCGACAGCTACTTGGAGGCTGGAGCTTTTTGCAGGTGCAAACCAAAGCGGCACAAGCGTTTATGATTCAACCTCACTAGCGGTTCAGCTTAAATCACTGGGCGATTTAGAGTGGGGCGTGGATGCTCTAGGGGCTACTGTCTTTAGCGATTGGTCACTAGCTTACAGTGTGATGTGGTTTGATGCAGTTGGTGCATTATCGTTTAGGCTAACTATTACAGATCCCAATAATACCAATGCTTATATGGAAGCATCGAGATTGATGCTAGGTCGTTATTTCTCGCCAGCCGCTAACGCAGATTATGGCCTTGGACTTTCATGGGTTGACAAGAGCAGGCAAATTAGAACGGCTGGAGGCACACTAAGGACTGATGCTGGTGTAGTTTATAGACAGATCTCCTTTGACCTTTCATCACTATCAGAATCAGAGCGCCCTAAATTTATAGAAATTATGCGATTGTCAGGCAAACGCAAAGACTTATTTGTTTCCGTATTCCCAGAAGCTGGCGGTGACAAAGAAAGAGACTATGCTTTTGTAGCCAAGATCACAAACAACCATGAAAACGTAACAATCACTAACGGTCTGTACCAAGACACACTAACAATAGAGGAATCTTAACATGGCATTAGTTACATTTGCGGTCGGTGACACGGACTACGTAAACTCGCTGAACGCTTTAGGCGTGCAGGCTGAAGGCAACGAAACCACATTAGCAGCTATTGAGGCTGGCTCTGCATTTTCAGCCACTTCAACAACAAGTCTTGCGATAGGCTTGGGCAATAAAACATTTACACTGGCCGAAACAGGAAGGGCATGGGCGCAGGGTAGTTTAGTACGGGCAACCTCAACTGTTAATAGTGCTAATTTTATGCAGGGAATTGTCAGTTCATACTCTGGCACGACCATTATTATTAACATGAATTTAATTGGCGGCTCTGGCACAGCTGCAAGCTGGTCATTAACAAATGCTGTTGTAGCGCCTAGTGAAGCTCCTACCATCGTTTCTACTTCCCAATCTTTAGTTAGTGGTGGCAACTATGCCGTCACGACAGCTGGCGTTACTCTTACTCTGCCAGCCTCTCCTTCTGCTGGAGACAGGGTTATTATTAAAGATGTGTCTGGCAATGCTGAAGCTGCTTCATTTACAGTTGCTCGTAATGGCTCTAAGATCGCAAGCTCAGCAACGGATCTTGTATTTAATAAAAATTTTGCTAGGATATCAATGATCTATGTGAACGGCACGATTGGCTGGAGTGTCTAAGTGTCGGCTCTAGATGAGCTATTGCCATCAGGAGGCGCTCAGAATGTTGTTGATTTTGTTGCCACTGGCGCTATAGGTAATGCAAAGCCTGTTATATTAAATAGTAATGGCAGTGTGACGGCTGTTTCTGGTTCTGGTTCAGCACAAGACATTCCTGCTGGTAGCAATGTTGTTTACTCGTCAACGACTGTTAATGACCAAACGATTGCGTTCGATCCCAATACAGCCAACAGATTTGCTATTGCATATCAATTTGACCAAGGTAGTACTGGTCGAATTGTTATCGGTACTGTGAGTGGAAACTCGCTCAGTTTTGGTGGTGCAGTTACATTCAGTTCTACTAACGTCGAACTGGTAAAGGTCTCGTTCGATCCTAATACTGCAAACAAGCTGGCTATAGCTTACGTTGATGTTGCTTCATCAGGCGCGGGAACGGTCATTATCGGAACCGTGTCAGGCACCTCGGTCAGCTTCGGATCTAAACAAGTCTTTAATTCAGGAGCCACTTCCCACATAGACATGAAGTTTGATCCCATTAATAGTGGTGGTAAATTCGTAGTTGTTTATTCTGATGGAGGCAATTCTTCTTACGGTACCTCACGAGTAGGCACAGTCAGTGGAAGCTCAGTGAGTTATGGCACAGAAGTTGTTTATAATTCCTCTAACACCACTGAACCCTCAATAGCGTTTGACCGTAATACATCTAATAAATATGTAATAGCGTATCGAAACTTAGGTAATAGTCAGTTGGGAACTGCCATATGTGGAACCATTTCAGGCACAAACAGCAGTTACGGTTCGCCAGTTGTTTTCGCCACAGGCCCCAGTGAAAAAATTTCCATAGCCTTTGAAAAAAGCGTTACAGGCAGATTTATTATTGCGTTCAATAACGGCGTTGCTGGCGGTGACCCTGTTGCGAAAGCAGTTATTGGCGCACTGTCTGGTAGCACCATTTCTTTTGGCGCGCTTGTGACTATACAGGCTGGTAATTACGCTGGTAATGTTATAGCTTTAGCTTGTGACGACAGCGTAGCCAATAGAGCTATCATTGGTTATACAGGCGATGGAATTTCACCTAAAATTGGGCGTATATATCCGGTGACTATTGATGGTAACTCAATCACTGTAGACACGCCAATTGTGTATGCCAACTCAGAAACAGTTCAGCAACGTGTAAGTTTTGACCCTAACACTGCGGGCAGGTTTGTTTATATATTTAACGCAAGCAACGGTACTGCTTTTGTTGGAAAAATGAACTCACTCTCCACCAATTTAACCTCTACTAATCTAATAGGCATTTCAGCAGAAGCAATAGCTTCTGGAGCTACTGGTAAAGTCAACGTATTGGGAGGTCTGAACAAAGGCCAATCTAGCCTGACACCTGCATCTATTTATTATGTTCAGGGTAATGGAACTATTACAACTGCTTCGGCTTCACCTGCACAAAAAATAGGGCAAGCCATTTCCTCAACCAAACTAAATTTAGTGGATTTATAATGAGTAATTTAAGCGATTTATTACCATCTGGTGCTGGCGGAAAGCAAGTTGATTTTGTAGCTTCTGCTACTTTAAGTAATGGACAGACCGTTATATTAAATACTAACGGTACTGTAACCGCTATTACTGGCTCTGGTTCAGCAGAAAGCATTCCTTCTGGAAGCGTATCGAGCTTTCAATCAGGTGTGATATATAGGACTTGCGTAAGCATGGATCCTAATAATGCAAATAAGTTCATAATCGCCTATGCAGGGGGGACTGGGGGCTACGGTCGAATAGCTGTAGGGACTATAAGTGGGAATAGCATATCATTCGGGAGCGATTATGTTTTCAGCTCAGTCGAAAACAATGGTTCATGGGTGGCGTTCGATCCCAACACCGCAGGAAAGTTTGTCGTTGTTTATAGAGCAAGTTCGAGTCAAGCCAACTCCAAGGTTGGAATCGTGTCCGGCAGTACCGTAAGCTACGGCTCAGCAGTGACGTTTAACTCAGCAAATACCCGTGAACTGTGTATTGGTTTTGATCCCAACACTGCCAACAGATTCGTGGTCACTTATTCAGATCTTGATGCTGCTGGCAGGTCTAAGGTAGGAACGGTGTCAGGGACAAGCATAAGCTATGGCTCTGAAGCTACTTTTGAAAGCGGTAATTCAATTTTTAATTCTATAGCCTTCGATCCTAACACTGAGAACAAATTCGTCGTAAGCTATAAAGATGCTGGCGATTCAAACAAAGGAAAATCAGTAGTTGGGGTAATTTCATCAACGAGCATTAGCTATGGAACACCCGTTATGTTCAACAACGCCGTATCCCAACACGTTGATTCATCTTTTGATCCAAACACTGAAAACAGATTTGTGGTGGCATACTATGATGGAGGCAATGGGAGTTATGGTACGTGTAATATAGGAACTGTAAATGGCACTACATTGTCTTTCTCTAGTAAATTTGTGTTCAACTCAGCGGTAACAGACCGATTGTCGGTAGACTATGACCCTAATAATAATGGCAAGCTGGCTATTGCGTTTAGAGACGCACCAAACGCTGGCGTATACCCTCTTTCAGCAATAGCTGGAACAGTTTCATCCACTAGCATTACCTATGGCAGTAAAAGCACTTTAGAATCTACTGAGTCTACCTACCCATCTCTATTTTTTAATCCCAACACTAGCGGTCAGTTTGTTACAGGGTTTTCCAGCGCAGGTAATAGCATGGGTGCAGCCGTACTAGGACAAATTAACACAATCTCCACTAATCTTACTGCTACAAACTTTATTGGAGTAACTGATGCTGCTATTGCAAATTCCGCTACTGGCAGCGTGACAATCAAAGGCGGAACAACAACTAATTTATCTAGTTTAACCGTTAATTCAGTCTATTACGTGCAAGCCAATGGCGCGATAAGTACTGTATCAGCTGCCCCTGCAGTGCGAATTGGTCGAGCATTATCATCCACTAGCATCAACTTGGAGTTTACAGCGTGAGTAACTTATCTGAACTTTTACCTTCAGGAGCTGGGGGCAAAACAGCAGAATTTGTTGCTTCTGGAACGCTACCTAATGGCCAAGCAGTTATATTAAACTCCAACGGAAGTGTGACTGCTGTTGGACTCACCCCTAGTAGCGGAGTGGTGATCCCCGAAACTTCAAGCCCCGTTAATTTTGACAGTGGAGATGCACAAGACGTTGCTAGTCAGTTCCACCCTACCAGAACAAACGTACTCGTAATATCCTATAGGGACGGGGGTAATAGCAATTACGGAACTTGCGTGGTTGGAACGGTTAACGGTTCGTCAATATCTTTTGGTACGCCTGTTGTCTTTGAGTCGGCGGCATCGTACCACATAGCAATGAGGTTTGACCCAAGCAATCCGACGAAATTTGTAGTGGCGTATATGGATCAAGGAAACTCCAATTACGGTACAGCAATAATGGGAGCTATCGCGGGTGACAATGCCCTGACATTTGGAAGCCCCTCGGTCTTCAATAGTGCCTCTACTGCTGATAAATTAAGTGTTGATTTTATCGCCTCTAACAAATTCGCGATTGCTTATCAAGACAGTGGTAACTCTGAGTATGGGACGGCAATAGTAGGAACTGTGTCAGGCTCAAATATTTCATATGGCTCTGAATATGCGTTCAATTCAGGTTCAACGTATGAGGTGCAAATGAAAGCCGATCCGAATAATAGTAATGTTTTTGTAGTAATTTATCTAGACAGTGGTGATTCAAACAAAGGAAAATCAAGAGTAGGCACTGTGTCAGGCTCTACTATCTCATATGGCTCTGTTGCTATATATAGCAGCGCCTCAATTAGTGGATCTCAGACCAATCAACTTTCTTTTGACAAAAACACCGCAAACAAACTTATTATTCTGTTTGTATCAAGCAGTGCTTTGAAAGGAGTAATTGCCACGCGCTCAAGCACCAATTTATCATTTGGCTCGGCAGCAACGATTAAAGGGAACAATGTTACTTTTACTTCTGTTTCTTATAATCCAAACACGGCTAATCAGCTTGTCGTTGCGTACAGAAATAACGGTGATGCAAACAAAGGAACAGCTACAGTTTGCACCGTTTCGTCAAGCACGATAAACGTGGGGGCTTCTTATATATATAATCCCGTTCGAGCTAACTATAATAGCCTAGCGTTCGATTCCAACAATTCTGGAAAGTTTGCCGTTTCCTTTAATAACGCGACTGGGCCTGTGGGAAGTAGTATTTTGGGCAATTTGTCCGGCACAATAAATACCACCAACCTAACAGCTACGAATTTCATAGGAATACCAGACAAGGCATACGCAAGTGGCGATACAGCTACGGTTGCTGTGCAAGGTGGCGTATCAACCAATCAAACCAGTTTAACTGTAGGCAGCACCTATTTTGTGCAAGATAACGGTACGCTGGGAACATCAGCGGGTACTGTCACTGTAGAAGCAGGTCGGGCTATGTCAGCAACATCAATTTTAATCAAAGGAAATAAATAACATGAAAACAATTACTAACGAAAGCGGTGTATCTGCTTATATTTTTGACGATTCAACAGCAATCGAAGTGACAGGCACTAACATTGTCTGTCCTGACTTTGTGATAGGAGATTTAAATTCAACTAACTCTACTCTTTACACCGGCGTAACACCACCAGCTGACTGGATGGGTGGGCGCTACACATTTTCTGATGGCACATGGGCAGAAGTAGAAGGCTGGGTTGACCCTAAAGTAGCTGAGATTGCCAGACTACAAGCTCAGATTGATGCGTTAAATGCTTAAAAAAAGGACAAAAAATGCCGATTTTAAATGGTAAAAAATATGCATATAAAAAGTTAAAAAAGAAGAAGAAGAAGTAATTTAAACCTACCCCCTGAAATATGGGGGTTTTTTTTGGATAAAATATATGACACTGTTTAAACCGGAGGGCTTCACGGCTCTCTCTGCTTCTGAAAAGTCTCGGCTATGCAATGGTTGCGGTTCAAAGGGATTAGGAGGCTGGCTAGTCCCTGACTCAATATGGGGGTTAAATATAACCGAGTGCTGCAATATCCATGACTATATGTACAGCCGAGGTACAACCCTTCAAGACAAAGAATATGCCGACCGTATTTTCTTGAATAATCTAGTTAGAGAGATAGATTCTGGAAGCAAGCTGTTTCGGTGGTTAAGAAGGCGAAGGGCTCTTAAAATGTATTGGGCGGTAGACACTTTCGGCGCTTCTTGTTTCTGGGACAAAACATGAGTCTTCTTGCATCAGTAAAAACCCATGAGGGTTTAAGCCTCACACCGTACCAATGTACTGCTGGCGCAAACACTATTGGTTATGGAAGAAACTTAGACAAAGGCATCACTAAGGAAGAAGCTGAGATACTGTTGTTAAATGATTTAAAAATGTCAGAACACGAAGCAAAACGATTTAACTTTTATCATGGTTTAACAGGTAACAGAAAAGATGTAGTTGTGGAAATGATATTTAATATGGGTTTATCTAGGTTTATGCTGTTCCGCAAGACCATTAACGCTATAGAAAAGAAAGACTTTGCAGCAGCAGCAGATGAAATGTTACGGTCGCGCTGGTCCACACAGGTCGGCCAACGCGCCATAACTTTAAGTAATAAATTCAGAGCTGGCTAGTCTTTTGTGAGCTTGGCCATAAGTTTCTGAACAGCTTCTTTTTGCTGAGGAGTGAGCCATAATTTTAATTCAACCAGGCCCATCTGTTTACGCTTCAGGCGCATGGCCCGCATTATCTCTTTCTTTGGTTTAGCCGGCATTATTAATTCCTTGGAGGATCGTATCTGCTTCTTTTTTGCATCGAGAAACTTGAAGCTCATTCATGCTTGCCGTTAATTGCAGGACCAAATCTAGGGCTTGTTGAGACTGCTTGTCTGTTTTAGCTGTTGCAGCCAGGACCAGGCCATTTGTAACTGCTTCCTCATCTGTGCGAAATTCCATTATTGCTCTCCCTCAAAAAGGTGATCGTTATCATCAATGAATTGTGATACTGCAATTTCTTGATCAGCATGCCCCTGGAAACGTTTTAATTCATCAAGTTCATAAAACCCTATCGATTGCAAATCATGGCCTAACCATTCTTTGGCCGCTTCTATTTCTGTATAATCTGCAAATTGTTTCCTCTCGCTAAAACAAAAGTCCATATTATTAGCCAGATCTATTATTGCCTGCTCGTTTTTAACTTCATAAACTACAGGTTTGCCTCTGTGCGATGTTTCTAAAATTATAATAGTCATTATTTCACCTCATATTTTGTAATAAATTCGCTAACGGTTCCTTCAAAAAATACATCATATCTTTGTCCAAGCACTTCATCGGGGTGACATTTTCTAGCAACAAGTTGACCATTAAAATCGTTAATGTCGTATTGATAATCTGTATCTTGATGCATTGAGTGATCCATAGTCAACTCAGCTTTTAAGTTGCCCCTGATAAACGCCTCAACATTCTTAACTCCATTTTTGAAATACTCAGCGGCGCCTGACGGGTAGCCATCATGGTGAACATAAACACATCCGTGTACAAATTGGTAAGTAGCTCGCGTTGACATAATTTATTCCTTTATAGTTACTGGTAAATATTTACCATGTGTTAAGTATACGGTAACGCTTTACCCATTGCAAGTCTTTTTCATTCTATTTTCAAGGCCAATTATGTCTCAGAGAAGATGGACTTTTACTATGTTTAAGAAAGAAGATAATCAGCTTTTATTGTTTGGTATGCCTGTCTTTGGGGGGTGGCTGCCTACAGCTTACTTCAGCACAGGTATTAGCTATGATGATGTGATGTTGCCGACTGAGAAAGTAACAGTGAGATATTTTAAGATTTCATGGTGCTTAAAAGGTTGGGCGATTATATACAGCGTTAAAGTATCCCCGATGTTTAGGTGAGGTAAACATTTCGGAAAGGGAAAAAAGCTATATCTTTAGAAATCGAGGTTAAGCCCCAGGTTAAGCCCCTCGCTGTTTTTAGGCACAAAAAAGGGCTTACAATCTCTTGTAAACCCTTGGTATGCTTGGCTCCTCGACCAGGACTCGAACCTGGGACCCATTGATTAACAGCCATCTGTGTTTAATATGCAATACAGGATTTAAGTATTTTTTCTTTTTTTGCTAATCAGAGTTAAGGCTGTTGAAACCTTAGTTTACCCTGTCTAAACTTTAATCTGTCGCGCAGGGAACAGCTGGCTCATTTTTGTCATAAATTTTCATCATGGAGTCGGAACGATGGCCAGAAGCGTCTTTTTTATCGGCGCTGTTGCCTGGGGTGTCAGAAACGCCTTTTCTTTTTAGATCATGAAGTGAAAAACGAGAGCTGTCGCTGATTATTTTGTCATTTATTGCAAACTTAATAAACTTTTGCCAGGCAGAATGAAAAGCATCCGAAGATATTGCCTCGCCTTCATTGTTGACTATAATGAGCCTATCTTCTGCTCTTTTTGAAATAACTCGTTTTTGTTTTTTCCAGATTTCATCGCGCCTACTTATCGAGCTGTTTATTGCAAATAATAATCGGTCGTTGTAGAGCGTGACGTTGTTTTTGCTTCCCTTAGTTCTCTCGCACCTCAAGCCATTGGCTAAGAGCTTATCCTCAGTGAGCGTCCTAGTTTCAATGCCTCGCAATCGGCATAGGTATGATACCTCCATCATTACCCATATATACCCAGGAGAGGAACCTTTTGTTTTAGCCAAGACTAAAGCTCTAGCCTTGGCATAATTAAGAACCGCGTTATAAGTTTTATCGTTTACCCATTGCTGCGCTGGTTTACATTTAGCCTTGTACACGCCTGTCGCGTGATTAACGGTCAAATAGTTGTAGTTTTTGCCGTAAGTGAAAACTAGCGATAAAAAGCTATGAACGTGATTGGCCATGCTGGGGCCGGATTGTTTTGCAATGTTGGAATTCAGTTGCTGGCAGAGTCCTGAGCTAAAGTCTTTTAATAAGAGCGCACCTACGGACTTCTGCTTGACACTTTGTTTCTGTATCAGCTTATAGCAGGCGAGATAACTTTTTTGCGTAGCGGGTTTAAGGTCCAAAAACCTGGCATCTTTTAAATACTCATTTACCAGCCAGTTAAAGGTATTGGGCTTTTCGATTGCCAGCCTTTGAATTCTCAATTCTAATTGTTTGAGAGTAGACTGTTCTTTGCCGATAGTCCTGCTGAATGAGTTACCCAGGCTGTCCTTGTAAAAGTATCGCCATGCTTTTTTCTTCGGCTTATACCGCAAGCCCTGCGGAATCTTGTTCTGGTCAATGTGGGAGGGTATCAATGGGTCGAATAGTCGTGGTCGACCCCCAAGGTTTTTAACAGCCATACTAATATGCCAGGTCTTAAATTTATCCCGACTTTAACTCAGCACAATAAAAGATTCAAGGATCTAATATTATTTGCTCTGGCTGAACTTCTTCATTAACACTGTATACCAGGCCACCAGCTGAGTTTATTAACTCAACAGTAGTATAAATATTTGTCCCTTTGTGACCAAAAAATCTGATCCCGTTTAGATTCAAATGACGTTTTATAGCGCCCGACCTTGAGAGGCCTGTTAATTCTTGTAATTGTTTGAAGTTTACTAATGAATTATTCATCTAAGTTCCTACGATGCGTGACGACTACTAAAAAGCGGGGGCTGATTTGGCTTTAACGGCCACGGGTAATACTTATGACAATCAGAGCAGCACTTTAAGCTGAGACTAATAAATAAAGAAAAAGGAGCTCCACAACATTTGCTCACGGGAACATTTCACCTAAAAGCAAACGCAACAAAACAATTATTAATAAACCTTGCATAATAAAACTAATCATCACAATCCCTTGTATATAACCTCTGTTTGGCTGGCCCCTTAAAATATGAGGCCAGCCTTATCTTTGTTGTGGTTGACTCTATTTCCCTTCCAAAATGAAAATGCAGCTATAGGGATAAAGCCTTGTTTTGCGACGCCACAACTCGCCTACCAGGAGACAGCTGCAATTGTTTAAAAGGGGATGTCATCATCTAAATATTCGCTGGTTTCTATACCGGCCCGAACTGGTGGGGTATTGCCAGAGCCTGAATTTTCGCGGTCATCAAAAAAGATCTTAGAATTTCCAAGTATTGGTAGCTGGCTTTTATTCTCACGTTCTTCTTTGGAGAGCTCCTGGGTGATGAAACCATTATTGTCGTATTGATCTTTTTCGTCCAAGTTTACAAAAGCGGTAAGACTTAAATAAGTCCCTTTTTCTCCTTTGTAAAAACGAGCCTTGTCTAGCTTAGTCACGTCTATTGACATACTTATTCCTATTTTACTCATGGCTAATTCCTTGATTGTTACGTTCAGTGATACGGTCGTCTATCCACTGGTCAACTTCTGCTCTTATCCAGCGACTAGATCGATTTCCGAGTTTAATTGGTTTTGGAAACTTTCCCAGGACCGCCATCTTGTATATCGAGCTGGCACACAAGCCTGTTTGTTTTTTTACTTCGGCGATTTTTGATAATTCGTACATTTAATAATCCTTATTTATTGTGATTCGATGCCTTAGTGACTGCTCACCTTGTATTGTTGGCAGCTCAATTCCTTGAGCCTTACAATAAGATACTGCTGATTGCTTACTACTATTTTGATAAACTTTTACTTTTAACCCACCAACTGACATATTTTTATTACCTGCTTCGTCATAAAGTTGATGGGCCAGCAACTTGACTTCTTGCGAAAGAATATCGACCTCGTTCTTTTTTGAAATGTATTTCTTAGCAATATCGATAGTTTTGATATCGGTCCTCTCATACGAGCTACAGTCATCAAGCCAAGATTCCCATCCTTTAATTAAATCCAATCGTCGCTTAGGAACCGAGACATATTGATAATTCGTTATTTCGTTTTTATACGTGACAGTCAAAAGTGACTCGTTTGATTCAGAGACCAACATATTATGCTCAAGCTGATAGATATATCTATGAGGTATTGTTTTACTAAAATCGGGTTTTTTAGTCGTGTACTTGTGCTCCCAGACCAAAGAGTGGTCAAAAGAAATGCCGTCGAAGCTGGCCAGGAGTTGTAACCCGTTATAGTCCCTGGTCGCTGTAACTGGCGACAAAGGCTGGTCTAGTTGTTTTTCAATTTGTACTCTCGCAACTTTTTCTGTTTCATGACCCTTGTCGAAAAGATTCCTGGTAAAGTCATCAAACACCTCTTCAGGCGATAGCCCTAAGAATTGTTCCATTGCGTCACTTCTTGACTTGTAGCCATAACCCATCATTGCGGGGGCCAGGCTTCCAGTTAATTTCCCTTGTCTAGCTCTCAGCCATTCAGGCGACCCCTGGGTAACTTTCAAGACTTCCATTTAAGCCGCCTCGTTTAGTTTTTTTTGCAAAAGTTTGTGAGCCTGGCTAAATAGATCAGAAGGTAGATCTTCAATCGCCTTCATTTCTATACCTGCTCGGCTGGTGTAATATGTTAAAAATCCAGGCAAGTCGGTATCTGTTTTTACAATCAGTTCGTGCAACTGCTCAGCTTGGCCACTTGTTATAGAAGAGGCCTTTGGGCTAACAGTTCTTGTCGCTAAGTTGGCATCATCATCTTCTGAAGGTATGCCAGCAAGGGCCATTAATGTATATCTTCGACAATAGGTTAAGCAGCTTCCAGCAG